ACATTTTCTTTTTTAATTCCGAGTCTTCTAAATGCTAGGGAATGAAGTGTTCTAAAATAAGGGAGATCGTCTTCGGTTAAATTAAATTTATCCATGGCTCTATCTCTTGCTTCGTAAGCTGCTTTTTGAGTAAAGGAAAAATAACCAATCTTATTAGGATCTGTTGTTTTTAAATATTTATCTACTTCGTTTAATAAAGTTTCTGTTTTGCCTGTTCCTGGTGGTCCTAATACGATAGTTTTCATTTTTTATAGTAACCTCCATTTTCACACTTTATATATCGAGCCATAGCGCCGTGTTTTTCAAGAAGATAACCTCCTACTTTTTTAAAATATTTTATAATGTTTTTTCTGTTTTTTATTGTAAACCATTCAGAAGCACTTGTATCGTAAGTTGAATTATAAGTAGAAAAATGTCTAAAAAAAGAATGCAATGTTTTCTCTAAATTAAAACCATTTTTAGAAAGGTATTCAAAATAACAAATATAATTTAATCCGAAGGGATTATCTGTTCTTCCACTAGATCGTGATTCCAAATTGTGTAGGGTTTTTCCAATTTTATAGTGGTCTGTTTTATAGGGTCGGGTTTCTTCTGCTAAGTAAACACTTATAATATCGTCTTGGCCTATAGAACCTAAAATTTCTCTAAACTTATTGGCTGTGTGTAGAGTTTTATGGTAATTTCTTTTCTCTAAATCTTTTTTTAAACCTTCTTTAGCCTTTTGTACTATACTGTTAAACTCTATTAAAAGCTGACCTCTCAAAATTTTATTTTCGTCCACTTTAATCGCTTTTAATTTTTCCACATGCTCAACCACTAATGGTGATAGGTTAGGATTCAATAACTCAGATCCTTCTTGTCTTGATCGCTTTGTACTATAGCCAGCAGCGACTGCTGCTTCGGCCTGTGTCATAGGTCCCTCAGTTCCGCCGAATACTATGAATTCAGCAAACCTTGTTTGCATTCTTGTTAGTCGTTTAGGAACTCCCATATTATATTTTCATAATGTTATGTGTTGTTGGTATTGTTTTCATGGAATAGGTACACCTAAATAAATTTGAGCCATCATCAAATAGTGAATAAACAAAATTAATAAAACTTTTTGCATTAAAAAACTTCCTTTGGTTTAAATTGTTTAGGACGGTATACATTTTCAGCTTTTTCAAATTTTTCTATTGTCATGATTGTTTTATTTTGCTTTCCTATCATTTCTCTTTTAATTTTACATCCACACTTATCTCTTAATAACATTTGTGTTTCATCATATTTTTCAGACCATCTTCTTTTAAGCAGATGGGAATTAAAAAATTCTCTAAAAATAAAATGATGTGTTCCTTCGTGCGTCCAGACATTTCCACGAAGCATATCCTCTTTAGTTGCCCCCGCTGCTGTACGATCCGTACAATATACTTCCAGATGGTCGAGAAGTTGTTCTATTTTTGAAGATCCTTCAGGAGGTTCAACAATTTCTATGTTAGCAAATAATAATCGTACCATCTCATTAAAATCTTTTTTCTTTAATGTTGGTGGGACTTTATTAACATACTCCATTACCGCTCTTTGAAATAATCTTTGTTCTTGAAGATAAGAAGTATCTTTTAATTTGACTCTTTCGCCATCAACATTAACGTAATAATAAGGTTCATCTAGATTAATTTTCTGTAGATCACTTAAATCAGGAAATAAAGATTGGCCCCTGATACCATACTTTCTTGTTAAACATAGTTTCTTATCACAATGATCACACATTGGTTCTTCATTACACTTGAATCCTAATTCCCTATTTAAATTATATTTTATTTTTTCTTGAATAACTCTGTCTTCTAATGGTGGATCAAAATATTTATAATTAAAGGAGTTAATATGTTTTTGCCATTCTTCGGGCCATTTTCTTTTTGCGTATTGAATGTATTGATAAAGAACTCTATCTCTCCCATCGTTTAATTTAGTTTGAGTTAAAGATTCTATACAAGGAGGACCATCACTAAATTCTGATGGTGGTCTTTTTAATTCTAGCTTTTCTAATTCTTCAGGAGTGAGTCGTTTTATTGCTAAAAAAAATTGAGATAGTGTAATAGCTTCACCTTTAAAATTAAAGGCATATCTTGTGGTATTTGTTGAATTAAAATATGGTAAGTTTAAAAAATTTCCTGTATCATCGTCCGATTTCAATTCAATTTGTTTCGGAAAAACTTCTGCACTACCAAATCCTAGAAATGCACTAATTGCTGTAAGTTTATCTCGTAAAAGTTTGGCTTCTACAGGAATAGTAGTGAATAAAAAGATGTGTGCTCCTCCACTTTTAGATCGACATACAGTTAGAGGTAATTGATTGTTATTAATAAGATTGATAAGTTTTTTATGATTTAAATTATATTTATCGACATCAATACATCCCCATCGACATTTATTATTTTCATCAATAGGTATGATTCCTAGACTTGGTTCAATACCATTCAGATGGTCTTGCCAAAGTTTATCAGTTACGGGTTCACGTTTAACAAATGATTTTCCTTTAACCTTTGTTCCATCAGAGCTTTTCTTTTCGACGTAGGTACACCCATGAGCTCGTTTTAATCCAGAAAATAAATCTATAAAATTCTTCATAATAGTTTTGCGGGGCGGTTTAACTCTCGCGCTACCGCCCCTTTCTTCTTCACAAAGAAGTGATTAAAACGGTGCTTCGCTTTTAGGTTCTGAGTCGCCATGTTTTGCTTGAACAGCGCCTTTAGCGACGTTGTTAGAAAAACCTTTAGCGATTTCATAAATCCCTTTATCGGTGATAGGTCCAACCTTGGACACATCCCAACCAAACCATGTACCTTTGTCATTAGACTGTTGTACAGTTTTTAGTTTATAAATGTGGCTATATGTTGGCGGCGTGAACAAACCATTTTTACCCTGCATTTTAATCCCCATCATCATTGAGTTCCACTTACGACTAATTTTTAATTGAGTCGCTTTCATAGAAATCAAAGCTGTTGTAGGCGTTTTGCCAAGTAATACTACAAAATGACTTACAGTATTTTCAAGATAGTTGCCATTAGCTAATCTATCCTTAAAACTTTTATCTCTTGTAGTTTTAGGTATGTCGTCTCCTGCGTCATAAATATGGACGGGAGCTCCTTTACTTTCACCTCTGTCTTGCCATTCTATCTGCTGTCTTTTGTAATAGACGGGCAATACTTCTATCCCCTTTTCGCCATCATACAAATCGGCTGTTACCGTATTGATGATCATGCCAGGTTGTGCACCTTTGACATGTTTAGCGTCCCTTGTATTTACTTCGGGGGATAGTTGGCCTAGGACTTTTAGAAATGGTAAAGCTAAATCTTCTTGCTTTATATTCGCAATCCCTTGCCCTGCATCAGCTTCAAATACATTTGTAGCTAATGGTCCTGCATTTTCGCGTTTCGCGATCTGTGCTTCTTGTTTCATGTTTATTGTTTCCTTTTTATTGTTGTTTTATTTCCAATGAACACATTGAAAATTTCCGTTGGAAGGGGTTTCCCTCCCTCAATACGCTCACGGACTAGCGCTTTCAGAGTCATGGGCTCAACCTTCAACTTTTGTGTCGGTTGATACCCTTGACCCCTCGCAAGTTCAGCATAATCTGCTGCCTTGTTATCTTCGTTACGACCAAAAGATACAGTTAATTCATTCTTTATTATATCTCCTAGATCGTTTTCACGAAGCCAGTTAAACGCCTTCTCTTTATTTGCTTGAGTAATAGTGGCGCTATAATTTGTTTTAACTTCAACTGATGATCCATCAGCAAGTTTCAAATAAGACAATCCCATTTCTGTTAACATAGTAGGAATAGCTTCTCCAGAAATTTGTTCTAAATCTTTTTTTCTCTGTTTAAGATACTCTTCATTTTGAAGTATGTCTTTCTGTATAGCCTGCATTTCTTTTATTTTATTTGCAAGTTTATCTATATTATCAGTTTTGTCTAAAATTTCTGTCTGATCTTTTTCGAAATTAATTTGATTCATCTAGTTCTCCTTTCTCGAATAAATTGATGTGAATCGGATAGTATTTTCTTTCTTGTTTGTCCCATTTAAGTAAATTAAATTTACCACTGGTTATATCAGAAACAATAGAGCATGCAACCCCAATGATTGCAGGATCTCCTGTTAATAATAAAAAATCTTCAGTGTTATAATCTCTTAAACCTTTTCTTAATTTAAAGATTAAAGGACCTGGAGAAAATATCATTTGCGACAGTTCAGGTAATAGAAATTTAAAGGTTCCATATTCAGCAGCCCCTAAAATATTAATCTTAGGTTTGCCATCTTTGGTACCTGCAATTTCCTGTATTACATATACAATCGGTAATTTAACTTTTCTACTTTCTTCCATTGACATTATATATAAGATGTCCTATATATTAAGTCAAGTAGAAAGAATTATGAATTATAAATTTAAGACAACGCCTTATAAGCATCAGCTTACGGCTTTAGAAAAATCCTGGAATAGGGAAACCTATGCCTATTTTATGGAAATGGGAACAGGTAAAACAAAAGTGCTCATTGATAATGTAGCCATGCTCTATGATAAAGGTAAAATAGACGGAGCCCTTATTATTTGTCCTAAAGGAGTCATGGGAACCTGGCGTTTACAAGAATTACCAGCTCATTTACCTAATCATATAGAAAGTGTGTCCGTTTCATGGCAAGCGAACATAACTAAATCTCAATCTAGATTATTAGGAAATTTATTTAAAACTACTGAAGATCTTCACATTCTAGTTATGAATGTAGAAGCTTTAAGTACACAAAAAGGAAGTGACTTTGCTAAAAAATTTATGTTATCGCATAAAACTTTAATGGCTATTGATGAGTCCACCACTATTAAAAATCCTAAAGCCAAACGTACAAAAAATATTCTTCAAATGGCTAAACGAGCTTCTTACAGAAGAATTTTAACAGGCTCCCCTGTGACTAAAAATCCTTTAGATTTATATAGTCAATGTGAATTTTTAAATGAAAATCATTTAGATTTTACTTCTTATTATGCCTTTAGAAATCGATATGCAGAAATGAAGACATTGCATATGCATGGTCGTCAAATTCAAGTGGTAAGTCATTTTAAAAATTTAGATGAATTATCCGAACAATTAAAAACATTTTCATACAGAGTGTTAAAAGAAGAATGCTTAGATCTCCCCCCTAAAATATATATGAAAAGAGAGATTGAATTGTCCGCTGAACAAAATAAGGTTTATAAACAAATGAAAGAAGAAGCTTTAGCTACTTTAAACGGTAAGTCTCAAACTACTATGACCGTTTTAACTCAACTTATGAGACTTCAACAAATTACATGTGGCCATTTTGTAGCTGATGATGGCACAACTCAGGAAATAAAGAGTAATAGATTAAGTGAGCTAATGGATATTTTAGAGGAAGTAGAAGGAAAAGCCATTATATGGTGCCATTGGCAAAAAGATGTGCAAATCATTAAACAGGCTCTTACTAAAGAATATGGTCCGAGGGCCGTGGTTGATTATTATGGCTTAACGCCTCAAGATCAAAGACAGAAGAATAAAGACGCTTTTCAGAATGATTCTAAAGTACGCTATTTCGTTGGAACACCACAAACGGGTGGATATGGATTAACCCTAACTGCCGCTAATACTGTCATTTACTATTCTAACGGATATGACTTAGAAAAAAGAATTCAGTCCGAGGACCGTGCACACCGAATCGGGCAAAAGAAGTCTGTGACTTATATAGACATTCTCGCGGAAGAAACTGTTGATTCTAAAATCGTCAAATCCCTCCGCAAGAAAATTAACATCGCTTCTAAAGTTATGGGCGAAGAACTTAAATCCTGGATTTAGTAGGACTTACGCGCGACGCGCGGTAAAATTTTTATTTTGCTATTTTACAGTTATTTTTTTTGGCTTTTTGTCTTCGGGTGGATTGTAGTTCAATTCCACTTTCAACATTCCGTCTTCTAGTTTGGCACCTTTACATTCCACATATTCTGACAATTGTAATTGTCTTTGGAATGCACGTTTAGCTATACCTTTATGAACGAAGTCTTCCTCTTTATCAGAAGAGTTTCCTTCAATAGATAGAACACCATCCGTAACATTGACATTAATGTCTGACTTTTTATAGCCAGCCACTGCCATCTCTAAGATGTACTTATCTTCTCCAGCTTTCTTTATATTATAATGTGGAAAGCCAGCATTGATAGTAGGCAGACGATTGAAACGTTCGAAGAACGATTCAAAACCGATTGCATTGTTTAGGAAATTATTTAAGTTTATTAGATCAGTCATAGTAACCTCCTTGTTAGACAGTTAATAATAAGAGCCTCCTAAAGCACTCTTAAGACTAATATAAACTATTTATACCAAATTGCAAGCAGCATAAGAAAAAGAATCAATCCCTGATATTTATTTGGAATAGATATTAATAATAATGTTTTATATACTTTTAATTTTTGCCATAAGAATTTCATTAGGCGTCTCCTATAACTGGTTTGTATCGAGTTCTATTATCTTCGTCTTTATAGGCTCTGAGATTCTCCTTTATATTTTCTGATGAATCAGGGTTATAACTGACGTGCAACCAGCCAGAATTTGGTTCGTCTTTATTCCAGAATTCGAGAATCATTTGATCATATAAAAGGTTGCCCTTGATCCAGTTAAAAATTTCATTGTTAGGTGTGCCATAGATTTCGAAGTCCGCCGCCATCCCTTTTGCATGCTGCGAATCGATGGAAGATCCGATCGCTTGACACAGCGCTGGGCTGCGGTAGCCGCTGGATACACTCACTACGTGATTAAAATGGTCTCTAACAGGCTGTAGGACGCGTTCACAGAGCAATCTTAGGTTTTCCTGGTGGTCGGGACTAGGGTCATTAGGAATGCCTTTTCTCTCAGCCGTTTGAGACTTGGTTAGTTCAACCAAGTTGAAATTTTTAGATAACTGCATTAAATAGTTTTAACTAATAGATTAATTAGTTGAAACGCGACGGCCCCCACCGTTGCTAATAGAACCCAATAGATTTTGTCTATCTTGCCACCCAAGCTCTTAATATCTATGCACATATGTTTCAAGTGATTGGTTTTAAGATTGGAAATATCCTTCTTCAGTCCAGTCACGTGGCCATGCAAACTTATGATATGTTCTCGAGTTGTTTTGGGTGTCATGTTCTCCGTGCAATAACTTGTTCTGATGGTGACAATAACGCAGTCTCTGTTCGTGTCAACCCTGTTTGTGGACTCTTTTGCATTGCAGCTGCGGCTACGTTAGGCATAGGGGTTTGAGGTAATGGAGGAGCCTGTGGTTTTTGACTCGTTAAACCCGCCAAAGGATTGACAAGT